ACGATTTGCAAACAGCAAAAAGATCCATGAATATAATGTTAGCAGAATGGGCTAATAGAGGTTTAAATCAATGGACTATAGAACAAAGAACACAAGCCTTAACTGCTAGTGATTCAGATTATTCATTAGGAACAGATGTTATTGATATATTGTCTGCTGTTGTCCGTAGGAGTAGCACAGATTTTAGCATGACTAGAATAAGTAGAGATACATATTTAGCTATACCAACTAAAACACAAACAGGTAGGCCTACACAATTTTTTCTTGATAGACAAATCACACCTAATTTAAAAATATGGCCAGCTCCAGAAAATAGCACAGATGTTATTCACTATGATGCTTTAACTAGAATACAAGATGCTGATGGAGCCACCAATACAATGGAGATACCTTTTAGGTTTTATCCTTGTTTGACTGCTGGATTAGCTTATTACATATCAATGAAAAAGGCTCCTGAAAGAATACAATTGTTAAAAACTGTTTATGAAGAAGAGTTTGAAAGAGCTATGGGTGAAGATAGAGATAGATCTTCATTTACTGTAACACCTCAACTTAATTTTTATAAGGTAGGATAATGGGAGCTTTTGCATCTGGTAAACATGCTTTTGGACTATCAGATCGTTCTGGATTTAGATACAGATTAAAAGATATGAGAAAAGAATGGAATGGTTCTTTGGTTGGAAAAGACGAATATGAAGAAAAACATCCTCAATTAACACCTCCAAGAGTACCTACAGATCCAGAGGCTTTAAGAAACGCAAGACCAGATAGAACTGAAACAGCAGTTCCAAATCTATTACCATTAAACGCATTTTCTACAACTGCCAGTTCTGCAACTGTCACAGTAAATGAACCAAATCATGGTAGGTCAACAAGCGATACAGTCAGATTTAGAGATGCAATAAGTGTCGGTGGCATAGCTGCGACAACAATAAATTCTGCATCTGGATTTACAATTACAAATATAGATACGAACAATTATTCGTTTCCATCAGGAGTAACAGCAACATTTACACAGAAAGGTGGTGGAGGACTTGCTAGTGCAGGGCCTACATCAATTACAAACTAATGAGCTTTACACTTGCAACATTAAAAACAGCAATACAAGATTACACAGATAATAGTGAAACTAGTTTTGTAACAAATCTGCCAAACTTTATTAAGGCAGCAGAAGAGAAAATATTTAAAGGTGTTGATTTAGATATTTTTAGAAAAAATGTTACAAGTGCGTTTACGTCATCAGATCAATTTTTAACAGTGCCTACTGATTATCTTGCGTCTTTTTCATTGCAAATCACTACATCTGGGTCTGAAAAATTTTTACTTCAAAAAGATGTAAATTTTATGAGAGAATACACGCCATCTTCATCAACAACTGGTTTGCCAAAATATTATGCTAGGTTTGATACAGACAATTTTATTGTAGCACCAACTCCAGATTCTAATTATACACTTGAGTTGCATTACTATTATAGACCTGCAAGTCTTACTGCTGGCGCAGATAGTGGCACAACATGGTTGAGTACGAATGCACCTTATGCTTTACTTTACGGATCTTTAATAGAAGCATATTATTATATGAAAGGTGAACCAGATGTCATCGCACAATATGAAAAAAATTATGTGTTTTATATAGAAAGATTAAAAGATCTTGGAGAAGCAAGAGAGAACACAGACGCAAACAGAGTTGGTTTACCCGCTAGACCGAGAACATAGGAGTAGAAAATGGCAACAGCAAATGCAGCTACCAATTATTTAGAAAGAAGGTTATTACATTTTATATTTAAAAATAACTCTCTTAGTTTTTCATCACCTGGTGACAGTATTTATGTAGGTCTTGCAACAGCAGTCAGTGCAGCAGAAACAGGCTCTTTGACAGAAGCGACCTTTACAAACTACGCAAGACAACAAGTAGGTGCTTCTAGTTGGACAACCATAGGTGCAGATTCAACAGACACACAAACTGCAATAAACGCATCTAATATTGAGTTTCCAGCATCTGGTGGCACAAACAATACAATTACTCATGTGTTTATTGCAGACGCATCAAGCAGTGGTAACATATTATTTGTTGGTGCATTAGATGCGAGTAAGGCAATAGCAAGTGGTGATATATTTAGAATTAATGCAGGTAACTTAACAATAGAGCTTAAATAATGGCATTAGTATTAAACGACAGAGTT